TGATTGTCAAAGCACAAGACGATCATTCAAGTTGTTTGATTATTCACAGGAAGAATTGAATAACGACATTGTATGGACACACAAGAACTGTGTTTGTAATGAAAAGTGTGCTCTCAACTACAGGCACCAAGCTTTCGACGATATCGTCGTTGGCGACTGTAGTCCGGTGGGTGATTGGTTAATCAATCGTGCTCATAAGGGGGATCCTGTACCATTGGTCAAAAACAGTAAAGCAGCAGTTTGTTCGCATTACAGTTCTGGTAAGTGGAGGGAATATTTGAGAGCGCAAGAGTCATTACTTACAGAGCCCTTGGTTAAGTTTGATGCTAAAATCCGAATGTTTTTGAAGGATGATAAGTATCATACTAATAGGTTCAAACCACCTAGGTGTATTCAGTATCGAGGAAAGCGGTACGGATTATGCTTAGCACAGTACTTGCAACCAATTGAAAAGGAAGTTTATCAATGGTTGGATAGGTACGGAACACCGATTATCAGTAAGTCGCGGAATTTGGTACAACGCGCTGGTGACCTGAGGACTAAATGGGAATCATTTGTTGATCCTGTAGCTATTTTAATCGATCAGAGTAATTTTGACGCCCATTGTTGGCAACAGTTACTTAGACAAGAACATCGATTGTATGAGTCGTATTATCCAGGTGATAAACAACTCCGAATGTTATTAAAATGGCAAATGGACTGCATAGGAGGAACCCGTAATGGGACTAAATTTAGGACGAGGGGCACAAGATATTCAGGTGATCAGAATACAGGTCTAGGAAATAGTGTATTAGATGTGGGTATGCTTAACATTGCATTAAAGCGGAGTGGGATCAAGGGAGCGATATACGTAGATGGTGACGATTCGGTTGTTATAGTCGAACGAAACGATGTACGCCTCCTAAATCTCTCATTCTTGGAGCAGTGTGGAATGCGAGCCAAGGTCGAGTATGCTTACGAGTTTGAGCAAATTGAGTTTTGTCAAACACGTCCTGTTTTTGATGGTGTGGCCTGGAGGATGGTTAGAAATCCCAGGCGTGTGATAAGTAGAACCCCGTGGATTGTAAAGCGCAATCACCTCAATGTCGTTGGAAGGTATCTTAAGAGTTTGGGTCTGTGTGAGTTGGCACTATCAGCTGGTATGCCTGTGACACAGTCCCTTGCACTTAAATTGATAGAGCGTGGTAGTGGCAAGTATATGGTCACTGATTTACATCACCAAGCCATGCGTGAATACATACAACCAATTCATGCGAAAGCACGACACATTAGCGATGAGTGTCGAGAATCGTATGCACGTGCGTGGGACATTTCTGTGGGAGAGCAGTTGGAGCTTGAGGCCGGTACGCTTGTCGACCCTATGCCTGAATGTGAAACAACATTTGAGCAGTGGGGAGGCGAACGGCCGTCGTTCGGAAACGTGGTTTCAATACAACATGGTTCGAAAGCGTGTTAAGAAAAATAACAATAAGGGAAATAAGTCGGTGGCAGCTAAGAGTGCCGGACCGACACGAGCGTTGGTACCAGTTGGTATACGGCAACAGCGACAATCAAGGATACCCCGTGGGCGTCTTAACTTCGGTTCACCTAAGTTATCACAAAATGGGTTAGCTTTCTTGAAATGTGCTTTTGCGTCACCGGATTTTTCAGTAGATCCTGGTAAAGGTATACCTGATCAATTTCATGGGCGGACGCTGTCAATAAAGGATTGTTTTACCACTGCATTAAATTTTGCTGCTGGTTTAGACACTTATATATTGATAGCGCCCGTCCCTGGGTATGCCTACTTTGTGGGCACAAGTACTACAGTTGGAGGGCCTCCCCCCACTACGTTCGTTGGAGTACCATTTCCGACCTATGAAACTAATTTTGGAGCGACAGGCAT